CAATGCTTATCTTTGCAAAAAGATTTTTATTTATTATGGCAAGAAAGCATAACGACATAGTATTAGCACCATTAGAGGATGGCAACCAAAAGTATGCCATTCGTTCTAATGCTGATGTTGTATGCTTTACAGGAAACACTGGAGGCGGTAAAAGTTACGCCTTATATTATGCACCAATCGAGTATCTTGCCATGAATGACAATGCCAAGATAGTTTGTTTCATGCGTAACGTTGCCGACTTCTGGGGTGCAGGAAAGGTTAATGACACACTAAAGAAAATGTACCCACTTGTTGACCGCTCTGTAAAGAAGCAGCCTCACGACCCGATTGGCGAGATTATTCGTCGCCAAGAGGATATGGGTATGAAGCTATACAACGGCTCAGAAATTAAGTTCCAACAGCTTGACAACGAGAACCCTATTGTGATTGATAAGATTGCAAAAGGTTTACAGGCAAAGAAACTCATATTTGACGAGTGCAACAAGTTCCTTTGGCGCACAATATCAACATTCTTTCCACGTTTGCGTAGTGACTCGGAAGGTAAGGCACAAGTATTTCTTGCACAAAACCCCGAACGAGAATGTTTTATGCGTAAGATGTGCGGAAAGGGCGAACATGGTGGTGGTTGGATTAACGACGATGGCACACTTGACAAGTCTATGGATGGTGTTGTGATGTTTTTCTTTATGCCAGACGGAGACTACGAGCGTGCCATTTGGGGAAGAACAAAGAAAGAGGTATACGAAAAAGGTAAGGCTTTGATAGACGAAAGGCTTGCTGTAGACCCAGACATGTCATACGAGGACTTTATTCTTTCAATGGCTTTCTTTACCTTTGACGTGCGCGATAATAAAAAGATGTTGGCAAAGAACAAGTCCTATCGAGGTCTTGCTGCCAACTCTGCAACTGCACAATCATCTTATGCTGCCAATTGGAACTATTCGCTTACAGACGAAGAAGAGGAAATAGAAGACCTTTCCAACGTAGAACTTTCTACCATTGATGTCGAGCGAATGTTCCGTCCAGTAGAAATACCTCGTGACAGCGTATGCGAAAAACGCTTTATGACTATGGATATGGCAACGACTGGATTCGACAACCTTATCCTAAAATATTGGGAAAAGTGGACTAAGGTAGGTTTTATTTGCCGCGACATCAAATTCTCTACGCTTAACAGTAATAGAGATGCCGTCATCATGGCTATACAGTTCCGTGACAAGCACAACCTACAGGAAAGTGAAATGATGATTGATGTGCAAGGCTTTGGCTACTTGCGAGAATGCTTCCCGAACTCAAAGCAGTTTAGTGGTGCAGAACAAGCATCTAATCGTGGCAAGGCACAATTTAAGACACGAAAGGACGAGGCAGGACACATTACCATGCAAATGATTAAGGCTGGCTTGATTCATTATGAACCACGCCTTAAAGATATGCACTACTATCATCAAAACATGAAAAGGAGTGGCGGTACAACGATTTTAAAGCACATGCTCTTTGAAAGCCGCATATTCCAATTCTCTAAGACACCCAACGGACGTATAGCCATGATGAACAAAGAGGCAATGAAGTCTTTGTTAAAGGGTATGTCTCCAGACCTGTTCGATAACTGCATACTTATGTGCGGTAGTATGATATACGATTGTCATAGAATGTTGCGAGATGATGCTGGCTTGATGCGAAAGACACTTGAAGCAAGTGATATGCTGTCGCTTCTTGGTGTAAATGGTAATGAGGAAATCGACACTCGCATTGAAAGACCAAAGATAAAAATAAACAACGACTGGATGTTACAAACTTTAAGCACAATATAAGATGAAAAGAGAAAGAAACATAAATTGGTTTTTGTCAGAGCCTACAAGGTTGATGCAGATGAAGCCTTTTACAAGAGGTGGAACAACGAACCTGCATGGCTATGAAAAGTTAAAGGGTGGTGTGTTAAACAATACAACTCTTGAAACTGGTTTTGCAAGTCTAAATCTTAATCCGATTTCGCAAGACTTGTACATTACGGAGTATCGCCCAGACTTACACCATATTATATTAAATAAGGCAATACCTCATATCAAGGTTGTGCTCGATGGTTGCGAATTACCATCAAACATGATGGAAATAACGCAGACGGCATCGTTCCAAAAGTTGATTCACTCGGCACATGTCCGCAATCTAACTGCAAACCCTCTTGATTTTTGCTTGTTCAATCCAAAGCCAGAGGACGGTGAACGAGAATTGTTTGACCAAATCAAACAGGAATGGATGTGGCGCAACTGTGAGTGGAACAAGTATATGGCAATCAATACTTGTAAACAGCTCGGAAACTGCGGACTGTTGTTTTCTTATGACAAGGAGACGGGCAAATACGCCATGACCAATTTCTCGTATGAAGATGGCTACCAAATGACATCAAACTATGACGAATACGGAAATGAGGTCGCACGTTCTTTGTTCTACCAAGTGGACAATAAGGTAGTTATTGACACATTCGACAACAAGAAGCATTATCGCTGTGTACAAGGAGATACTGGTTGGGAGGTTACTTCAGAACTTCACGGTTTTTCACGTAATCCGTTCCTTATCAAGCGAGGAAAGGTGGCTTGGGAATATGCCGAATCAAGCATTGAGATGTGGGAACTTATGGCAAATATTGCCGCTATCGCCTTGAAGCGTTTCGGTACGTTCGCCCTTGCTTTTTGGGGTGAAATGGACAAAGGTTCTTTGCAACGTGATTCAAGCACATTGATTGTAAACCTTTCGAGTGACACAACAAATGGCAAACAAGATGTTAAAGTATTGGAGTTCCCAGAGCCTCAGACAATGGACGGCTACCTCAAGACTCTGGAGGAAAAGATTTCACTGTTCTCTTCCACGTCGTTTATTACGCCGAAAGACATAACGGCAACAAACAGCGGAGGAAACGGTATCGCCCTTGCAATGTCTAACGACTACTCTCTTGCCGTACAGTCTGCAATGGATTGGCAGTGCTTTGTCAACGATATGGTGTATCTGCATCAAGAAGGTCTTGACATTGAGAGTAATGGGGCAAGCAAATTCTCACAGGTTCGCATTGGCGCAAAGATTAACCCTTGGTCACTCGAAACGACAAACACAAAACTTGTCAACCTTGGTATGGAAGCACCTTACTTGTCTACACAGACGGTATTGGAGAAGTGTCCCGATGCAGCACCAGACGAGGTTGAGCGTGTTATCAAGGAACGTGGCAGTCTTGTTAGTCGTAATGATTCTATGGCTGACCAAGCTGCCACAACCGCTAAAAACGTTGCTACAAACCGCAATGATGTAATTATTGACAACCAACCAAACGACCAAAACGTATAAAGATATGGATATTTACAGCATTATAAACACGATAGTTACAATCTTCCTTGGTGGTGGTTGGTTTATCTACTATAGGGCAAACAAGCAAAAAGCACAGGGGGAGGCAACTCAGGCAGAAGCTGAAGGGTGGAAAGGTATGCAAGAGTTGTACCAAAAGACGATTGCCGACTTTGACGGATATTGCGAGGATATGCGCAAGGAGCGTTCTGTGTTAAAGACAGAAAACACAGAAATGCGAGAGAAATACAAGAAGATGGATGACGAAATACTTGTCTTAAAGAGACAAATATCAAGGCAAGGAAGAAAGATAGAGGCGTTATCCCCTTTTCTTTGTAACGTTGTCGGATGCCTAAACCGAAAAAGAGTTAATATCGGCGCAATACAATCCGACGATGAAGTTAATTCAAATAATGAAGATAACACAAATAGCATGGAATAATGACGCTTATGAAGATTTCACAAAAAGGGATAGACCTTATAAAGAAGTTTGAAGGTTGCAAGTTGTACGCATATCGCGACAGTGTAGGCGTGTTAACAATAGGCTACGGCCATATCAAAAACGTAAAAGCAGGTATGGCTATAACCCAGCAACAGGCAGAATCGTTTCTAAAAGACGATATAAAGCCCGTAGAAACGCTTTTGAACGGCATGGGTATAAACTACACACAAAACCAATTTGATGCGCTTACAAGTTGGATTTTTAATCTTGGTCAAGGTAATTTTAAGTCGTCTACAATGTACAAGTATATTGTTGCAAGAAAGTCTGATTTAGAAATTACCGACCAAATGGTCAAGTGGCACAATGCAGGAGGAAAGCCGTTGCTTGGTTTAAAGAAGCGTCGTTGCGCAGAAGCAAATATGTTCTTGGGCAAAGAAGTGTATTACGTAGATGCAAGTGGTAACATTAAAAAGAAGTAGCTTATGAAAAGGATTTGGCAATGGCTTAAAGACAGTAATAGACTAAAGCACCTGTTGTTGGGTGTTGGCGTTGGTCTTGGTGCTAACGACTGGTATTGCGCTGAATACGTCGGTATTGGCGTTGCTGGTTCTTTGGAATTTAAAGATTACCAATGGGGAGGGAAACCCGATTGGATAGACTTTACGCTTACTTTTGTTGGAGTTAATATTGGTTACACTATAAGATATTTTGTTTATGGACAATGACGAATTATACGCAAAGATAATGCAAGAATCTTTGATGCAGCGTAATGGTTGCGGACAGACTATGTTGGCAACGATAATTATTGCTATTATTCTTGTATTCTCGTCTTGCGCAACAAAAAAGCAAATCGAATACGTTGACCGCGAGGTAGTCAAGTACCAAAAAGAATTAGTACATGACACGCTTGTTCAACATATGCATGATAGCGTGTATCATACCGTGTTCCAAAAAGGCGACACTATCTATGACACAAAGTACGTAGAAAAGACCAAGTGGCGCGACAGGGTTGTGTACAAGACGGACACTTGTTACCGCGATTCTGTGTACACACAGATAAAGGAAAACACCATTGAAAAGCAAATAATTCCTAAATGGTGCTACTTTTGTTTGGTAGTTTGCGCAATATTCCTTATATTTGCAATTAGAAAACTCATACGATGGCTACAAATAATATAACATTTCCGATATACAACGCTGACGGCACACCGTTTAACGGACTTGTATTACGCAATGCTACATTTGATAGTGTTGTAATGTCGCTTGGTGATAAGATTACTGGCGACGTGTACTACAGGGACAATACGCTTGCTGTCACAATGTCGGAATATATAGAATACAAGCGCAACGAAGACAGTGAAGCAGTAAAGTTTGTTCTTGTCAATCCACCTACGGTAGTTCGCGAGGGTATTGTTTCGGACAACTCAGAACTTCGCGGAATGACAAAGTATTCGTTTGTGTTCTATCACCCAATGTATGCCGTTAGCAATTTCCCATTTACAGATGTTGCAGTATCGTCAGACGAACAGAAATACCTTTCAAATAGCAAGACGTTCAATTGGATAGGCAACCTATTTGACATGGTTGCTAAGTTGAACAAGAATTTGCAAGGCACACAGTGGGTTGTAGGTGCTAACATTGAGCACTATGAACAAGACGGTGTGACGGAAACCTCTATGTGGCAAAAGGCCGCAAAGATTCCAGATGAGCCTCTTTCGTTTGACAAGACCTACGTGAGCGAAGTCTTGAAGACATCCTATGAAACGTGGGAAATACCTTTTGTTGTAGACCAAATTGCACATACTGACGAACGTTATGCACAAGGTAAGCGATTCTTGATATTGTTTGGTACACCATCAAACGAAATACTTGACGACCAAGGCCAGCCTTATATATTCCGCTTTGGACAGGGTGTTGGTTTGAAGAATAATTCGCGCACACCAAAGAACAACAAAATCGTAACACGTATTGTTGGCTATGGTAGCGAGAATAACATTCCTTTTGGTTATCCTCAAATACCTTGGTACGGAGACCAGAGTTGGGACTACACCATAGACAATGATAGCACAGCACCAAATAGCTACCCTATATACAAGGGTATCTACGGAGGTAAGTATGTGAAACTCATCAAGCATCCGTTTACTCGCAAAACATTGATGCCGTCAGTGTACTATCAAACCCTTTTCAACAAGATAAGTCCATATCTTGAAAGAGAGATATTGCCAATAGAAAACACATACGAAGGATTCTTAGAATCGTTAGATAGTGTAATACAACGGGCATCAAGTGAATATGAGGTGAACGGATTTACTGCGTTAAAAACCACAATGCAAAGTATATCTGCTGCTGGAGTTACAACAACACAAACATTCGGCGATATGCAAACAGACGGATTTGCTGGTTCTGTAACGCTTGCATTTAGACAGAATGGTGATAAGGTTTATAGTGGTGGTATAACGATAAAGGTAAACAATGGTGCGTTGACAAAAACGTTTAGCGACATAGTAGAAGAAGCATCATTTGTACCTAATCCAAACTACGACCCAACTACAGAGCTTATAGACTACTATGACGCAGACAATAGTTATGTAAACCCCGTAGTTGAAGGTGCAGAATCGGTAGAAATACATCAATTTGAAGACATTAAGCCAGAATTTACCGAGCATTCGATAGTTGGAATATCGGCTTACGATGGCATTGAATGTATTTCCATTTCCGAATTTGACGTGTTTATACAGGCAAAGATACTTGCAAGTAACAACGAAAACGAAAAGATAGCGTTGCAAGACGTGTATGACAACATGTTTGGAATAGCCGATAGTATTTCCAATATCGGCGGTAGCTACACGTTCTTGTGCGAATATGGTATAGAAACGGAATATTCAAACGGCGTATGGCGTAGTGTCAAATACACATCGAGCGGAGTAAGTTTTACATATAACGTATACAATGGCAGTCAGCCTCCATCCGTAGATGTCAAATGGGACGACACAATGGATGATGACGGCAACTACAAGCAAAGCTATTTCAAGATGACGCTGCCACAGCTTGATTTCGACCTCTATGCCTGTGCAAGCATAACAGAGGAAATGAAAATCAATATGCGTAGCGGTGCTTGCATTGGTTGCACATTTGAAATTGCCGTTGACTGGGATGACTACAAGGCTAACTTCTACGATTCAGACGGTAATTTCTTACCAGACGGAGAACAGCGCAACTTGACGAAATACCCCAAAACCAATTTGGGTCAGGTGACATTTGTTGTCAAGAAAGACTTAGACACTTTCGGAACATTGATGCCTAATACGTATCAGAAACCGCATAGTGGTGACGAATTTGTAATACTTGGCATTTCTTTGCCAACAACGTATGTCACTAATGCCGAAGCAAGACTTGACGACGCTGCAAAGGAATATATGCGCGAAAACAACGTGCATTATTACGAATATCCGTTGAAGTTTGACGAGCATTTTCTTGCAACACACACCGACATACTTTCACAGATACGCAACAATACTATTGTACGTTTCCAATACGGTGAAGAATTACCAATGGCGTTGTATGTTAAGCAGATGACCGTTAAGTATAGTGGTGTGCTGCCTACATACGATATTACTATTACGGACGACGTTGAAATTGTCTTGAACCAAATAGGACAGGTTACGGATGACGTAAGCCGTATGCGTGTGCAGGTGTCGGAATTACAGAAATACTATTCAGAGAACATCATACAGGCTATCAACGAAAAGTTGAGCAAAGTCGTTGACGATGTTTGTCAGGGACGTATCACTTTCCAACAGGGTCTTGATTCAATAGGTAGCGCAATATTCCACGATGAGCTACGTAGCCCAGACTTTACAAGCGGATTATATACGGGACGTGGATGGCGTGTAGACCAACTTGGTAACGCAGAATTTGAAAGTGTGAGGGCAAGGTCTTTCCTTGAAGTGGTAGAATTGCTCGTCAACCGCATGCAAGCCCAAGAGGGTGACACCGTATTCTCGGACAATGACCAAATAGATAGAGTTGACAAGTATGTAGACCCAACCGACAGTAGTGTTTCCTACGTGCTTTCGTTAAAAGAAAAGTGGGCTGGCTACTACACTCCGCAAATGTATGGTAACATTCTTAAAGGTATTATCAATACGCTTGCTGCAAAGGATGCTGGCGTTAGTGACGTGCAAGATAGTCAAACGGTAGAAAAGGATGGAAGCAATTCGTTCTTTACATCGTGGATGCGTGTTATTGCTACACACAACACCGACAACACCCTTTCGCCTAACCAAATTCGTGTGGTATTGTATGGCGACAACGAAGTTCCTGCACAAAAGAACTTTGAACCTTGCGAATTGATGACAATGACACGTTGGGGTTGTATCAACTATTCAACTGGTGACGCATCAAAATACGCAGACGAAGGTCTTGATACACAAGCTGCTATACTTGCAAGCATCAAGCGCAGACAACAGGTGTTCTACATAAGCACAAGCGAAGGTCGTATTGTCAAGCTAACGGGTGTTGATAGTCCTGTTCTTAGAAACGGCAACTACGGCACTACGCTTGGTATATTGCCAGAGTTCGTGCAGAACTACCCAGTAGTCCACGACAGAATGATTGCTGGTCGTGACTACCTCTATGCACAAGGTGTTGTTGTTGGCGACTTCATTAAGATTGATGTCGAGGGTAATCCTATACCTACTGTTGTAGACAAAGGTGAATGGCAAAACAACACGTCTTACTACTACAACAAGTTCAACGATACAACACAACAATACGAAACGCACAGGGTACGTCATAATGGCGGTACGTGGCAGTGTTTGCAATCGCAGCCTGTTATCAGTGGTGGTGTGGCAACATACTACGAACCAAAGTGGAGTAGCCCCTATTGGATGCTTGTAGACGGCAACGACAACCTCACGATAGAGTTTGTATCAAGCAAGGGTTATTCGTTCAGAAGAGGTTCTGTTGATACAATAATCACACCACACCTTTTCTACGGAAACGTAGATATTACTGATGATGTAGCGGCAGAGTATTGGAACTGGACGAGAGAATCCGAAAGCGGAAAGACTGTACAGGACGAAACATGGGATGCGCAACACCAACATATGAAAGAGGTGCATCTTACAAATATAGATATGCCGTCTACGTGGTCTACAAGAGACAAGGCAATATTCACTTGTACCGTAACGCTCAATGACGGAAAGACAACAAGGATAGTAGATAACCAAATAATAAGTTAAGATATGGGAAGAAGATTAAATGTTTCTACGCCTACCGTTATTAACACCGAGTTAGTACCTCTTGACGAGTCGTTCTACCTTGATGTTGACGGACAAATGGAACAATGGTATTACGACAATACAGAACAATATGCACCGAACCGCAAGGTAACACCTCTTTTGCTTGTACCAGTTATCTCTGCTTTCGACAAGGACACAAGTACAAGCTACACACCAGCGTTTTATACCACGCAGTGGTTTGCTAACGAATGGAACGAGGCGCAAGGTAAGTATGTCGAAACCGAGATTACCAACCAAATAGACAGCGGTAGTGCTGACTATGTTATTCAAGGCAACAACCTGCTTGTCAAGAAAAACGTGTCTTATTCGCACGCTGTTTCTATCCGTTGTGTGGCAACATACATAGACCCTCGTGATGGCGGTTTGACGTATACTGTTGAGGATAATATAAACCTTACCACCAATAGAACGGCTGATGTTGTATTCCCCGAAGTGGATATTATCTCACCAAGTGGTCGTTCTTACAACCCACTTGTGGATGATACTAACTCTCAATATGATTTCAAGGGCGTTACTACCAACAGTCCCGTTCAACCTATGAATACCGATGTGCGCAGATACCCTGTTGATGTAGACGGAACGGAAGAGATACTTAATAGTGGTAAAGCCGTTGCGCCTATTATGGATATTCGCTATGGTGAAAACTTAACATCAGAGAACCAAGAGTTTATGTTTCGCCAAACGGCAGACGGAGAACTTGTTGGCGAAAGCATTGATAAGGCGTATATTGAGCGTATCAAGGGTAATACTATTGCGTGGAATCAGTTAGTACAAACACAAAATATAAATGCAAGTAATACTAGTGGTAGTGATATATTTTATAGGGAGAATGTTTTTCCTACTAAATTAACAACTGGACATAAGTATTACTTATATGCTAATGTTATAAATAAGAATGAAAACGATAATCTGATGATAGGATTATCATCTAATTCAATGTATATGCTTGAAAGATATACATCTACTAATGTTGAAATTGGAAAATTAAAAAAACTATTAACAATACTAGACGATGATTCAAATATACGTAAAATTAATTTTAGAATAAATGTTCCATCATCAACTTCTATAATTAATATTGAGGATATAATGTTCATCGACCTCACCCTCATCTACGGCGCAGGCAACGAACCTACAACGGTAGCACAATTTGAAGCCGATTACGAAAGATGGTTTGGCAAGCCTTTGTCTTACGAGGAATACGACGAGGGTAGCCTAAGACCTGTGCTGATGCAATCCGTAAAGACTACTGGGTTTAATCAGTGGGATGAAGAGTGGGAATTAGGCAGTATAGACCAAGACGGAAGCATCTCACAAACAAATCAATATTGGTACATGAAAAATGAAATGCGTCTGTTGCGCGGTATTGAATATTATATAAAGAATAACACGAGCAGTCAAATATGGGTTGTGGCGTATGATGATAACAATACTGTTATTGAAAGACGTCAAATAGTATCATCAACGTCAGCATTATACACAATGAGCGATAATGCGTCTTATGTAAGATTCTTTTTTGGTGGTACAGGGTTAAACAAAACACCAAACCACGACATCTGCATCAACATAAGCAACCCATCCAAGAACGGCACTTACGAGCCTTACGAGGAAAAGGTGCAAGGATTTGATGTAGCCGCAATCAAGGGTAAGTTGGATGGCGCAGGCGAAAGTGTTACTATATTCCCCGACGGCTTAAAGAAAGCAGGCAACGTTCAAGACGAAATCTTTGTCGAAGATGGCGTTGTTAAGGCTATCAAGCGTGTTGGTAGTGTGGATTTGGGAACATTGACGTGGGGGGTTGCTTATATTGAATGGTGTGTATCCAGTATAGTATCTGATAAAATTAAAGAAAGTGGAAACAGTAATGGAGAATCATCAAAATACGTCGTACACGGCTCGACTAATTGGGATGCATCTTTTCCGCAAAATACTATTAGTGTCGGCAATCAAGACGGCACAATTACGTTTCATAACGATGGCGCAATAACATCAAGTGGTGTTAAAGATTTAATGCAAGGTGTCACTCTCTACTACGAACTTGAAACACCTCAAACCTACGTTTTAGACCCTATCACCGATTTCGTTTGGTATGGCATAAAGGACGGACAAGAGGTGTTGGCAGACACATTGCCTTGGTATGTTAGCGGACAAGGAACAGACAACCTTGTAGTGGATGCCATGTATGGCGAGAACATCAACGTTGTATTGCGATGTAAGATGATGGACGGAGAAACACTTTCCCCAAGTAAGGCTTATGCAACTTTGAATTGGCGAATACCAGACATCGAAACATTCGTTCAATCCGACAATGGCGGTGCTGTAAGAAGCAACACCAAGGATATGACATTTGACACTATCGTCAATGTCAATGGTGTGGTTCTTTCGGACGAACTAAAGCAAAAGCACCTTGCATTCAATTGGAAGATTCGCAAGAACGACACATCTACCGAAGTAGACAAGGGTTGGGGACAGCGCATTACCATTGATGCAAGCGAGTTACGCAGCGTTAAAGGAAGTGGCTCTACACTTTCAAGCACACTGGTTGGAAACGAGGTGTATATTAAAGGTGCATACGAAGAAGTTACTGACAACGGAGAGATAGTAACTGACAACGGAGAGGTGGTTTATGACAGACCTGTTACCGAATAAAGTTTAACTGATTAAAGAGATAAAGATTATGGCATTAGACACAGCATTTTATTTAGTGACCAAGGAAATTGCACAGCGCAGTGGACTTATCGACGTTCGCTACCGCACACTCGATAACCGCTTTATTCTTGACAATAAAGACCTGTCAAGAGTTCGTTTTACAACCGATGAATACGTTAGCGGCTTGCAAGGTGTTGAAAAGATTAGTGAAAGCGAAGCACAGACGCTTATCGCAAAAGGTGGCTACAAGAAAGGCTTGATGAAAGATAGTTCTCCTATTACCGAGAGTATCGTAAATGAAGCACCACTTGCAGAAGAAACCAATAGCGACCAAGAGGTTGTAGAAGATTCCGCAGAACCTACCGAAGATGTAAGTGGGCAGGAACAAGATGATAGTAAAAACGAACAAGAAAAAGAGGAGGAATAAACTATGAGTTCAATTAGCAACAGATTTTACATCACGGCATTGGAGGATGGTACTACCTTGCACGGAAACCTTGCAGTGGAAGGCTCTCTTTCACAAGCATGGAATGGTCAAACGGCAGTACCCGATTGGACTGTTGCCGACAACCAGCCAACAATATATCTCACACTGCTTTCGGGTGGTACGCTTGTGCAGCCATCAAACGATTTCAAGTGGTTGTATAATGGCGTAGAAATTACAGATGCAGACACTCGCTTTCAAAAGACAACAAAGTCAGTAACCTATGGCTCTACAACTTTGGCAATGCCTGCACTGAAGATTGTGGCAAACCTTGCGAGTTCTGACAACGTTGATGTAGACCTTATCACATTCGACGGAAACTATATTATAGACGGCACTGGTATATCGTTTACTGCTACGGCACAAATCCGTATTAGTACAATAACTACTGGTAGCTCTCTTGGTGTAATCAATTTCCATAACGGATTATCCGACATCACAACAAAAGGGCAAGCCGTTGTAGCTTATGGTGTATTGTATAATCCAGACGGAACTTCTGATAGTTCGGTTACTACAAAGTGGTATCTTAACGAATCTTCTTCGCCAACGACAGGTACAACAATACAAGGTCACACAAACGCTTACCAAGTAACAGAAGCGCAAGTTGTAGACCATGCGACAATCCGTTGCGAGTTCTATAAGGGTAGCACTTTACTCTATACTGCCTATGCAAGTGTGGATGATATGCAAGACCCAGAGTTTATGTATGTTCAGTATAATGGCAACAACGGCAATGCCGCATCATTGCGTAAAGGAGAAACAGCATCGTTCCAAATTTGGGTAGGAACACGTACAGACCCGACACCTATCGGTGGTACGGACAATCCTACTTATAACGTCATCAAAGTCAAACTTCTCGATGGCGACGGACAGGTAATCACGGCAAGCGGACTTGCAACGAATATCCCCGATGCTGCGGCTGATGGCTATCGCACATTACCAATATCGGGTGGTAAGGCAACTATTACACCACACTACAACACTGTTGTACAAGCAGGAAAGAAAAACCTTACTGGAATTATTCTTGCATCAACAAGTAACTAACTATTTAATTATTGGCGTATGTCAGAAAGAAAGACTATAAGTAATACATTTACCGTAAACACTGTTGAGGACGGAATGTCGCAACAGCAGATATTCACACGAAATGCTAATGCTGCATTGCCGCCACGTTCACAAAGCGACAATCCTACGCTCCCATCGGGTTGGACTTACACCCCACAAGGTGTAGACAACACACACCCCGACGAATATGTTTCTATGCGCTCAAAAGATTCCTCTGGTGTATGGAGCGACTATTCGTCAAAAGTTCCTTATTCGCACTACGGAGAGGACGGAACGAGCATTTCTATCAAAGGCGTGGCTATCGAAATTGCGCAAGGTACTCTGCCTGATGCTCTTGAACCTTACGAGCAAGACCTTAGCCTGACAAGTTTAGGCGATGCTATTCTCTTTGACGAAACAAGAGACTCTACATTTGGGCCAGCAATAATAAAGCGTGTTCAGCCGTTTATTGAGGATGAAGAACTAAAACATTTCGTCGTAGAAAGTGTTACTGTTGGCGATGGCTATCTTATTGCAAGCAAGAGTGGGCAAGCGGCAGACGAAGGCCATCTGTATGTAGCTAAAGAATTTGACGACAGCGGCGGTGATTATTACTTTTGGCAGGACTGTGGACGTATCAAAGGCGAAAAAGGCGACGATGCCGTTATGTACGTCCTTGAACCGAGCATTCCACAGTTCAATACAGACAAAGAGCGCACAAAGGCGCAGGTATGCACCGTTCGTGCCTATAAGATAGAGGGTAAGACGAAGAGCGCGTTCACGGGTTGTTTTGAAATTATGTCAGTTGTTCCTGATGGTCAAATACAGCCCGATTCTACGTACCAATCGGGAAACAATGCCAGTTTCGGAACAAACAAGACAAACAACGCAACGTCTTATGTGGTGCGGCTATGGGATAAAGACCCGCGAGAACTCGTCATTGACGAACCAGAGCCTGCCTTGCTTGCTTCTATAACGATTCCTATTGCTTTTGATGGCGCACAAGGTGAACGTGGAAAGATAGGCCGTTTCTTCTACTTTGGCGGTACTTTTGATTCGTCGGACTCAGACCCAACACATACATTTGTGGTAAATGATGCACAAGCACCTTACTTTGAACATACTGAAACAATTACAACTCAAAGTGGAACAAAAACTATTAAACGTTACCACGTCTTCAATTACGAAACAAATGGTTCGTACACAATGGCGCAAATGTGGGCAATAAGTAGTAATTGGAATAACGAGCCTTGGGAAGCGATGACAAACGACTTCAAGTATATCATTACAGAGGCTTTGTTTGGTTCTTATGCACATCTTGGCTCATGGATATTCAATGGCGACTATATGTTGTCGCAGACAGGTGTTGACGGGACAGAAAACTACACACAGTTTACAGGAGATGGTAGCACATGGCAGCCAAACTTGTATATGAATGCCAAGACAGGCAAGTTGGTAGCTAACAGTGGTGTTATAGGCGGCTTTAATATCAATAATTCACAGATAAAGAGTGGCAATAACAACATCATACTCAACAGTAATGGCTCTGCAACAATCGGCGGCTTTGAGATTGCAACAGATGGAAAGGCAAGGTTAAAAAGTACCTTGACAGTAGGTAATGCAACCGCTCAGAGAATAGATATTATACCATTTGTTGACGCCTATAATTCACAAGCTATCGAATTTGTAAGGTCTGGAACTGGCGTAAACAAGGTCGTTGTGATGGAACTTGGTTTTAGCAATGATAATTATGGGTACATTAAAATAACCAAACCAGCAACAAATCAAGACGTTATTGACAAGTATATGTCAATAGATGCGAGTTCTATGATATTTCGCTATCAAAACACGGATTACGACACACTCAATAGTATAGACATAAAAACAGTGTCCGATGGTGCTTTCGCGCAGTTCTGCTACTATGAACCTGGGGAGTTAGAGAAGAGATTTGAGTGCGGCATTAGGGATAAGACAATAAATCTTAGAGCATATAAACAAAACGGTGACTCTGCATGGTCAGAATATTCGCATACATTAAGTCCAGACACCTTATCCAAAGGTTCGGTTCAGGTTATGAGTTTGGGTTCATTGAAGGCTATCTTTGATGGTACTTATTACAGCGACAGATTGAGTAAATTATCTGTATTAATTATTAGGAATAACGCATATTGATTAAGAACTACATAAAAAAATAACGATATGGTAAAGATTAACTTTTCAAAAATGCCTTGCTATGTAGACATTCGCAAGCAAGCAAAGATTGAGTTAGACATCAAGTTTCAGTTTGCTAACACCCTTTATACGCAAGGCTCTGGCATTGCTATGGGTGCTTTGGCGATGAAGATTTACAACTCTGAGGGAGAGGTTGAGTACAACGAGCAAGAGTGCAAGATTATTCTTGACTTCGCTACCAATATCAATCCGCTTATCTACGATTCAATAAAGGATGCAATAGAAAGTCAAAATGAAGATAATAAAGAATAGTCTTATCCCTTTTAAGGGCTTCACGGCAATGACGCTGTGGCCGTTCGTCTTTGTCCGAAAGGATGCAAGGATGGCGGCTACAACGATACGCCACGAGAATATCCACGGACGACAGCAAAAAGAATTGCTCTTGGTAGGTTTCTATCTTTGGTACGGCATAGAATGGATTATCAAACTTTGCTACTACCGAAATAGCATCACGGCCTACAAGAACATCAGCTTTGAGCGTGAGGCATACGCAAACCAAAACAACATAGCCTACTTGGATGAACGTAAGCCTTACGCATTCGTGAAATACATCAAAAACAATATTAACTAATTAAAAGAAAGGAAAGATATTATGGCATTATTTAAAGATTTATTAAAGAAATGGTTCTATCAGAACAGTAGTTCAGCGATAGGTAGCGCAGGGCGCGTTCCTTTGCTTGACGCAAGCGGAAACCCTATTGGTAGCGATACAATATCTAACGTAGCCAATAAGTTCGCCGAAACTCTCAACCGTCGTACACGCCTTACGGATTTCTCGCTTTCCACCTTGCAACAGGCGGTAGCTGACCAAAACCTTGAAAAGTATGGTTTGAAGGTAGGCGACCAAAAGACTATCAACGGTCATACCTATGTCATTGCTGGTCTTAACCCAATGAAGGGTTCTTCTACACCTTATCGCGTTTCCGCTAACCATGTTGGCTTGATTGTTATTCCACACACTACACAAAAGTGGAATGCAAGCGGAAATACCTATACTGGCGCAGGAGGACGTGGTGCGGGTTATGCTAATAGCGACCTACACTATTACCTCGTCAACACCTTACTACCATTGGTACAAGGCGACCTTGGTTCGGGTAATCTACTTGTGCATTCTAAGCTACTTGGAAATGCCGTGAATACAAGCGGCTATAACCGTATGGGTTCTGCTTCTGGATGCACGTCAAGTTGGGGATGGGTAGCCAACCAATACATATCAGCCCTTTCAGAGGTGCAGGTATATGGCGCTACCATCTGGAGCTCTAGCGGCTTTGATACCGGTGAGGCCTGCAGGCAGCTGGACGTCTTCCGTCACTTTAACCACACAGAGATTTTCGGTGGCGAATATCCGTGGCTACGCGATGTGGTTTCCGCTTCCAATGCCGCTATTGCGAACTACCGCGGCAGCGCGAACAAGGGCACTGCTTCGGATGCCGCTTACGTCGCTGCGCTTATCCTATTCAAATAGGATTGACTGAACATTGTGACCATCTCGTAGGGTCACATTACCACACTACAAGACTTGCAACGTCAGACGGAAGTTGTTTTTCAAGAGCAAGTACCTGTCTTATGGGACTTTTGATAAAAAATAACGAAGATGGATATTGTAAGCATTTAATAAACAACAACTTACAAAATGTGGGTTTGTAAAAATTATAAAAACACAAACTCCAATAGCCCTTGAAGCCCTTTGGTTTCGGGGGCTTTTTAATTGTACACGGACTTAAAAGAGTTCAAGTAAGATTTAATAATTAAACTAATTAAATTTGCAACCGTAACGTTACAAAGCGATTAATAACTAAAGTTTAACAAATTAAATCTTACTTGATTATGAGTGAAATTTATCAGTTGCCAGACAATGGCAACAACAACGGAACAAACATCCCATTTTCCATACCCATCGGGCTTGGTGGTATGAATAATGGTTTTGGGTTTGGTAACAACATGAACGGCATCTACGACCTTCTTGGCGTAGCCATTATTGCCTCTTTGTTTGGATGGGGTAATGGAGGTTTCGGATTTGGTGGAAACGGATTTGGCGGTGCAGGTGGTGCAGGCTTCATTAGCAACCAACTCAACAACGACAGTGGCCGTGAACTGATTATGAATGCAATTACCGCACAGGGCGAGGCTGCTCGCACCGCAATCCAAACCATGAGTACAATGGTTGGTCAAGACTTTAACCTCTTGAATGGTGGTATCCAGTCTGCTCAGAACACTCTGAATCAGATTGCTAACCAGCTTGGTATGTCTACATTACAGATGATTAACGCTGTACAGTCTGGCGATGCTGCTATTACAAGCACGTTACAGAGCTGTTGCTGTCAGACGCAGAAGCAGATTATGGAACAGGGCTACCAATCTCAGATTGCAACCCTCAATCAGACAAATCAGCTCGGCTCACAGGCAGACCGCAACACCAATTCATTGCTGAATGCAATCAACGCACAGACCGTTGCAATGAACGACCAGTTCTGCGCAGCCCGTGAGCGTGATATGCAGGCCAAGATTGATACACAGGCTGACATCATAACTCAGCTTCGTGGTCAGATAGATAACGCTTCACAGACAAACCAAATCATTGGCTACGTCAATAGTGTTATTGCACCTTTGCAGAAGACTGTGACCGAGATTGCAGACAAGCAATTACCGACTGTACCTGTGGTTTATCCGAACATCCAAGCCATTAACAACACTCCATATATGGGTGGTTTTTATGGCAACGGATTTGGAAATCAGATTTTGTTTTAACGATTAAGTGGACAGGAGGTATATAGCATGTGTTTCAATAATGTAACAACAAATGCGGGAGGAATACCACTACTCGTTTCAACCGCAACCACTATTGGTACTGAGACTATAGACATCGCAATGGGCTTTCGCAGGATTCAGCCTGTAGGTTATTTTACCGTTCGTATTTCGGACGTAATACCTGCCGATGCCACAACGACACTACCTGTTACTTTGACACTAAACGGCACTACACGTCAGTTGACTCTGGCTAATGGCGAAAACGCTACTGCCGCAGAATTGTTGAACGTAAGTACGATTTTGGTGTGGAATGACAGATTCAACGGCTCGTTGATGTTAATGTCTCGTACCGTAGTTTAATGCGCCCAAGCGTCGGGTAAAGCGTTCTTTGACATTACTGATTGGCAAGATTCTCGTAGTCGGACAAGTACATCCACTTGTAACCGCCATGTGATTTTCTTTTATTGTTGGCGACTGCGTATATTGCAGAGTGAGAATATCCATCTAATTCTGCGTGCTTCATTGATGGGTACGTTTTTACCAAACTACCATCAAGTGTAAGACATACTACAGGTTTTCTGTTTAACCCAACACGCCCCATAAGTCCCAAAGAAACGGCTCTTCTGTGACTTTCCTTTGAACTATTCATCTTAGGTGTGCACCATTGCAGATTGCAAGCTCTATTATCCTTTGGGTTGTCGTTGATATGGTCAACCTCTGGGTAGTGGTTTGGGTTTAAAACAAAAGTCTCTGCTACAATTCTATGCACAAGTCTTCTGTACGGTCTTTTGTAGTAAAGAACAATTCTCTCGTAAGGCGAGTGCTTTGAAAAGAATGTACGGCACAGGTGCGGTTCGGTTGTGTAATTGGAATCTGCTTTGTTTGGGTATTTCCTTACAACATATCTTTTCAAAGACACAATTCTTCCAAGGGATGAAACCATATAAAGGTTTTCAAATCCAACTACGTCTCTCCACTCTTCTCCTTCGAGTCTAATAGACTCAATAAATTCTTCGTTTGTCATTTTTCTTTCTGAGTTAAATAACTTCTGAGAATTTGAAAAGCGGGAAGAGCCTCAGAAATACTCTTGTCAGTCGGTGGCCAAACCAACCTATCCCGACGCAAAGGTACAAACAAATTTTTAATAAACAAAGTAAATTAGTAATAATTATGGATTTTTCATCACTTGGACAGGGTAGTCCGCTTTACATTCTTCGTCAAGGAGAAAAGCCAACTCTCGATGTTGGCACAGTCAAGGCTAAAACACAGCCTCACGTTAAGTTTCCAACATCTACCCCGAATCTTATGACGGGCTTGCAGCCGCAACAAGTCATAGACATCACTGTGTCGTTGAACGGGAAAGACGAAACTTACAACGACATACCTGTTGGTGTGGAGATTGCTGCAAAGGGCAATGTTACATTCAGTGGTAGTCGTGAGGCAATGTTGCAGGCAGTAGACAATATGCTTCAAACGTCCAAAAAGGCTTTGGAACAAGTCGCTTTTCACAAATCGGTTATTGCCGAATCCGAAAAGATGCTTGAGGTATTAAACCCTCAGTATGCGGAAAACAAGAAACAGGCAAGAACAATCAGTGACCTTGAACGTCGTCAAGCTGACACGGACAAGAAACTTGACACAATTCTTGGCATCTTGCAGAAACTGGACTCTCCTGCGCCAAGTTCTGTTTAATCCACTAAAGTAAGAAAGGGCTATCAAATGGGCTATATTATTCTGAATACAGACCGCGATGACGAAATGGAGGGCTTACGCTCTCAGATGCGTCGCAACTACCGTCGTGGCAACTATCGCAACTATGGCGGTTCAAGTGCCAATATGCGTGAGCACTACTACAAGAAGGGCTATGAGCATGCACTTGAAGACATGGAAGATGAAGAGATGGAAATGCGCCGTCGTAGAGACTCGATGGGCAGATTTATCTAAGTTTAATTAGGGGGAGGGCTTGTCCCTTTCCCTTTTTCAATAACAATTAAAAGAGAAAGGAAACGATTATGAGATATTTAATGACAGAAGAAGAAGCTGCTTATTACGAAATGTACCAAGGACATTTCAGTAGAAAGTTGGCAGCGTGGGCTATAAGCAATATGCAGGCAGAAGACCCAGCAACGGGTAAGGTGAAGAATATTCCAGTAGTGCCCGTAGATGACGTTATGGAAATCCTTAAAGCCAACGACATTAAGATTCCATACGAAAGCAAGTTTGATGCGTGGTATCTTTATATGATGTGCTTGAATGATTATGCTGAGTCTCTTGACACTGATAAGCGTCGCGCAAAGTACATCGAAGAAACGATTTGCGATATTGACGGAGAACCGACCAATGTTCTTGCTTGCTTTAAGGCAAAGATGTGTAACGCTGGTATTCCGATATACTGGCAAGAATTTGTGTAGGCTATGAAACAAGCGTATTTGAAATTCCCGAACAATGAATGGGCTGTAATTGTGGTATTTGACTTCGATGTAGATTTGGAGTATGAAGAACTACAGGAGCAACTTAGTAGTTTTGGCATGAAACAACGAAACATCAACAAAGCGTTGAGTATATTGTCTAACTACAATACTGGCATGGCAATAAGCAACGATATTTTAAGGATGTCTGCAATCTACATTAGCAAGGCTACATCCCCAAGTCAATTCTGGGACACATGTGCTCACGAACTTGCCCATGTGGTAACAGCCATAATAGATGCTTACGATGTGCCTTATTACTCCGAGGATGCAGCATACTTGTCTGGGTTTCTAATGCGCCAACTTGTAGAGGAAATTGGAGAACCTTGTCGTTAACAAATAAAAACAAACAAGAATTATGGAAAGAGAAAAACTTTTAGACGAGTACAAAGTAACACTTGAAAGCCTTGTATCAAAGACGGAGTTTATTTACAGTGAAGAGTTTTACAGACTTGACGAGTTTGAAAAGCAAAAGTACAACAAGGACAAGATGACCACAGAGGCACATCTTAGTACATTGTGCGAATTGCTTTGGGGAAAGAAAATGCAGTTTGACAATGGTCTTGGTAGTATGTTTGCACTTGGCATTCTTAGTTCCATGTTCAACTATGGAGGATTTTGTAGTTCAAGCACAGGTGTTGACTACTTAAAGAAAACACTTGATGAGAACGAAAAGGAAAACAAGGAAGAAATGTATGCAATTCCATTGAACGGAAATAAAGCCGAATAAGCACATTTCTTTTGTTCGGTGGGCAATTGTCAAGGAAAGGTAAAGAAAACGCTGTAGCAAGCCTTAAAATAGCCATACAGCGTTTCCTTTGTTATTTATTATTCTTATGTTCTTTTACCCATCGCCAAATTTTGTTCATTTCCTTATCTACGTTGGTGTCTGTAAATAGTGGATAGTTTATCTCTTTTTCGCTCAACATCATCAGATGCAAAGCACAGATAAATCCCTCGTAGTAATCTATCATTTGTTGCATTCTCGCAACTTCTTTTACTTCGTTGTCATTTAACCTTTCCGTTTTCATATTCCTTACACTTATTATAGTAGTATTCAAGCAATTTTGTTAGCGCAAAGTCATTAACCCATTTGGGGTCGTCTATATAGGTTAGTACAACAGGCAAACACCTGTTTACGTCATACAGCATACCTTCAAGTGGCTGCTTAACAAATTCTTCAAACTTGATAGACCTTAACCCATCAATGTCGGCATACACCAAATTGCCTTTATCCCATTCTGCAAGCACCTTGTCACGGATGCTTTCAAACATTTCTTTTTCTTTTGTTTCCATCTACGTCTTGATTTAATCGTTTGTAACTAAACTTCAGTTTCTTAATATCCCAACCATGCTTGCACATGTTGGTCTTAAAACGTTTCTTTGCTTTGCGAGGTATGCGGTAGCGTTTGCCAGCAATCTTCTTGTACATCTTGCCTACCGACCTAAATTCTTTTTGTTCCATAAGCGTTAAAGTTTTGTTGGCTGTGGATA